GGAACAGGAAGTCATGAAGATGCAGTCCGACATGGAAAAAGTGGTGGCTTCCATTGATGACAAGTACGCCAAGCTGTCCCAAGACTTCATTTCCCTGACGGCCAGTGAAAAGACTGTGTTCCTGAACGCTTTGAAGGAAAAAGGCATTGCCTACGAACAGACCAGTGCCAACGAAATCGCCTTTGAAAAACAGGCCAACCTGGAAAAGGCAGCAGCCTACAAAAGCTACATGGAAGAGCGGAATGCCTACTTTGCCCAGGGGAAAGACATCCAGGCGGCCCTGGATGAAGCCTACAACCAGAACTCCCTGGCCATGCTGCAGGAAACCCTTACCGCAGAAATGGCTCTTCGGCAGAGCAACATCGATGCGGAAAAGTCCCTGATGGATACCTACCAGGAAGCCTATATGAATGCCCACATGGGAACTCTGGAACTCATTGCGGACATGGCTTCCACCACCTTGAGCGGCCTGGAGACCGCTTTCACGGATATCCTTACCGGGGCCAAGAACGCTAAGGAGGCTTTCCTGGATTTGGGGAAGGCCATGCTGAAAACCATCGCCAGCTATTTCTCCCAGATGCTCTCTGGGATGCTGGTGA